CAAAATCGGTGGAGCTGCATGACAAAGTCATCGGGCATTATCTGAACATAAAACACTACCAATAAGTTGGAGTCATTACCAAACGGTTGAAATGTATGCCGCTACTTACGGGTCCTGTAATCCTCTGAATAAACCAGAGGGAAAAGATGATTTCGACAAAATTTACCGCTTCTTGGAGGACCGCTATATCAAAAGCTTAGAGGACGCAGGGATCAAATCCCCAGTGAAGTCACCATTGTCCTGAGAACTTGCAGAACGTCATGATCATAACTTCCATCCAAACCGCGACGGCGAATTGCTTCTCGTATTACCGGAAGCAGTTCGCTGGAAATCTCGGTGCATATTTCACCTGATAATACGCTTGGCTCAAGTGAGAATATTGGTGAACTTACGGTCTTGGTCTCGACAGTTTCAGAGTCAGTGCCAACATTATAAAGCTCAACGAAAGCGGTCTTGATTTTCCGGGCCAGATCTTTTGCTGGCTCGCTTGCAATATCTTTCCCGATTTCTCGCAGCACAGAATGCAATGTATGAGCTGCTGTTTTCTGTACATCAGACGGTAAATCTTTAAATTCCATCGTCAGCCTCATCAGTCAGTGTTTCTGGCTAACCAGCAACGCGCGCCAGATTCGGTTTTAAACGTTTTGCTTTTGGTATACGTCATGGCGGTAAACGTTCCATCCTGGTTAGGGAACACGCCGCACACCAGAGATTCGTTGTTGCCAAGATCGATAGTATCCATGCTGACCTCATTTCCCCTTAACGCCGGGGTGGCGGAACAAAAAACCTGCTGCATAGTTAAAGATTGAACCCTGCCGTCATGTTCTTACGCCTCGGGCTGGCTACTTAACCCCTGACCACTGTCTGGTAACTCGAAGTATTGCCCTGCATTCTGTGGGGCGGGGTGGGTTGACGCCTGAAACAATAGCATCATTATTTTTTTTGATGTAAATAGCATCGCTATTGTTTTTTGTTGGGGCAAGAAAAAACCACCCTAAGGTGGTTCTGTCGGCGGGAATAATTAACTGTTTTTGCCTGGATACTGTCTTCGAGAATGCACAATATTTACTACTTCTATGCTTGATGCTGTTACTCGGTAAAGGATGATGTAGTTAGGATGAGTTACAATTTCACGAAGACCAAGAACTCGCTCGCTTGGAGGATACAGGTAAGGATGCTCTGTGAGCGGCAAAACGGATGTTTCAATTCGAATTTTCATTCTGCGTGCTGCCGCGGGATTTTCTTTAGCTATGTAGGCTACGATCTGGCGCAAATCATCACGAGCAGATGGTAGCCATAAAACGGGTAACATTATTCACCTCTGTGAGTTGCAGCAGCAATTTGGGCAATAATTTGTTCCATTTCCGCCATTACCTCATCATGCGGAATCGCCGGGCGGGGATCCGCGAGGCTTGCTGCTACTTTGGCCCGCAGCCATTCGTTGTAACTATTTTCTTGCTCAACTGTCTCAAATTCTGAAACCATTGGGGAAAGGACTGTACTCATTTTACATATCTCCTCTGATTTAGGCGCGACGGCCTTTTTGTGCAGCTAACCACCGCGCAACCGTACGATCCATTGATTCTTTTTTATCTTTCATCTCCTGAAGCATGTGTTCTTGATCTTCTTTCGGAAAAGCTCTGAACGTATGGATTAAATCTCGTTCCATCGGCTCTACGGCAAACGGTAGTTCATCCTCTGTTTGTTCTGTGTCTGCTGGTAATGCGACTATGTTATCTTGCTGTGGTTCTCGACAATACATCCTTGCAATTTGCAGCAAATCTACCATGTCTGGCCTGATTGACTCAGGGGGAACTTTCAGTAAGCCAGCAAACTTTAGAACAGCCTCAAGGTTTAGTGGGGTTTGACCATTTAGGTAGTGACTTACCGCCCCTTGTGTTGAAAACCCCATAATTTCCGCCGCACGTTCCTGAGTCAATCCCAACTGAGATTTCTTTGCCATCCAGATTTCTTTCAGTCTTCTGGCGGCGTTGAGGTCGGTGTCTGACAATGATTTTCTTTTCATACATCCAATTCTAATAAGATTGCTAATCACTTTGAAATAGCATCACTATTTACTTTTAAAAATAACAGTGCTATTAATTATGCATTGGTAACACATCACATAGGGCGGATTATGAATCTTGGAGAATATTTGCATCATTTTCATATAACCCAGAGTTCATTTGCTGAGATTGTTGGCGCATCCCAAGGGATGGTCAGCCACGTTATAACGGGGCGTGCAAAACTTACAGGAGAAAAAATATTACGTTGGTGTGAAGCAACGGGATGGGTGGTGACCCCACATGAGATTGACAGTAAAACCTACCCCAACCCAACTGACGGCTTGCCTGCTGAGTTTCAGGCTAACACACAACCATCGGCGGGGGTTGATTCATGAAAATCAAGCATGAACACATCCGCATGGCGATGAAAGCCTGGGCGCATCCGGACGGTGAAAAAGTTCCGGCAGCTGAAATAACCAGGGTTTATTTCGAACTGGGAATGACGTTTCCGGTTCTGCATAACGACAGCAAGCACAACACGCTTTATCTCAACACCCAAAAGATTTTCCGTTGGCTGGATAAAGACACCCCTGACGCTGTTGAAAAAATTCAGGCGTTGTTACCTGCGATCGAAAGGGCAATGCCACCTCCGCTGGTGGCTCGAATGCGCAGCCACAGTTCAGCTTATTTTCGGGAACTGGTGGAGACGCATGAACGACTGGTGAGAGACGCTGATGATTTTGTCGCAGTGGCAATCGCCGGTTTCAATCAGATGAACCGTGGTGGCCCGGCAGGAAATGCTGTGGCAGTACATTGACTGACAATAGCCATATCGAATCGCTCCCGGCAACTCGTGAGTAAAAAGATTCGGTATCAGAAGAGGTGAGTATGGCTAACGCCTGGCTCAGATTATGGCATGACATGCCAAATGACCCTAAGTGGCGAACAATTGCCAGGGTGTCAGGGCAGCCAATTGCAACAGTGATGGCAGTGTATATCCACCTCCTGGTGAGCGCGTCACGAAATGTCACGCGAGGTCACATTGATGTCACGACAGAAGATTTGGCAAGTGCGCTCGACGTGACAGAAGAGGTAATTGATTCAATTTTGCAGACGATGCAGGGGCGGGTACTTGATGGTGATTTAATCACTGGATGGGAAAAACGCCAGGTGCTTAAAGAGGACAACGGCAATATTTCGCAAACCGCAAAATCTCCTGCAGAGCGCAAGAGGGCGCAGCGAGAGAGGGAAAGAAAGCGGGAACAAAATGGCGATTGTCACGGCGCGTCACGAAATGTCACGCACATGTCACGACGAGTCACGACAGATACAGATAAAGATACAGATAAAGAAGATCAAAACACTATGGTCCATGGCGTAAAAAACGCCACGAACCAGGCAGGGGATGTTCAGACCGTCAATCCTGGTCAGCCAGCAGGCTCGACACCGGAAGCCGATTCAGCGTATGCGCTGAAAGCCGATTCGGGCGCTGTGCAGCAGGTGATGACCGCAAGGCCGGAGCAATCACTCCAACTGCAGCAGCCTGAAGCCGATTCCGCCATTCAGCGGGAAGCCGATCGGGTAGCCCCGGAAAACACCGGGCAGCCTGTGGGACGAGTGGATTATCCGGATGTGTTCGAACAGGTCTGGCGGGAATACCCGTTGCGTGCCGGGGCAAACCCGAAGAAATCCGCATTCAGTGCCTGGAAGGCCAGATTGCGCGAGGGGGTGCCACCAGAGACCATGCTGGATGGTGTGAGGCGTTACGCGAGATACCTGGCGGCGACCGGGAAAGCGGGAACGGAATTTGTTCAGCGAGCGACGACGTTTTTTGGGCCGGACCGGAATTTTGAAAACCCCTGGTTGCTCCCGGTAAGCGGCACGAACAACCAGCGTTGTGTGAATCATATTTCTGAACCGGATACCGAAATTCCGCCGGGATTCAGGGGGTGATGTGGCATGAAAAACATTGCGGCAGCCGGGGTTCTTGAACGTATTCACAGACTTGCACCACAGGGGGCGGTTCCACCGTACCGGACGGTGGAGGAGTGGCGGGAATGGCAACTTGCTGAAGGACGAAAACGCAGCGAGGAGATTAACCGCCAGAATCGCCAGTTGCGGGTGGAAAAAATCCTGAATCGTTCGGGCATCCAGCCTCTGCACAGCAAATGCTCGTTTGCGAATTATCAGGTGCAGAACGACGGGCAAAAATACGCGCTGAGCCAGGCCAAATCCATAGCTGACGAACTGATGACCGGGTGCACGAATTTTGTGTTCAGCGGTAAAACCGGCACCGGGAAAAATCACCTTGCAGCGGCGATGGGTAACCGGCTGATGGCGAAGGGGCGCAGCGTGATTATCGTCACCGAGTCTGATGTCATGAGCGTGTTGCATGACAGCTACGACAACGGCAAATCCGGTGAAAAATTTTTACAGGAGCTTTGCGGGGTTGATTTGCTGGTCCTGGATGAAATAGGCATTCAGCGGGAGACGAAAAACGAGCAGGTGGTATTGCACCAGATAATTGATCGCCGGACAGCATCACTGTGCAGTGTCGGGATGTTAACAAACCTGAATCATGCCGCAATGAGCACGCTTCTTGGTGAGAGGATTATGGACCGCATGACCATGAACGGTTGTCGGTGGGTGACGTTTAACTGGGATAGCTGGCGTTCAAATGTCAGCTTTCCGGGAGTTGTGAAGTAATTTTTGTTGGAGGATGTTTTAATGGAAACTGTATTTGACGCACTGAAAGCACTGAAAAGAGCCTCTTCACATGTGGTGGCGTCCCGCCTTGGAATCAGCCGTGAAGATGCGGTCAACGAACTGTGGAAACTGAAGCGCCGTGGTGAAGCGGATAACAAGGGTTCGATGTGGTGGCTGATTCAGGCTGGTGAAAGTGAACCAGTGTCACCGGTACCGAAAGTGACAGCGCAAATGCTGACTGAGGCGATTGAACAACATGGCCCACAAACGGCGGATGAGCTGGCACTGATGTTCGGGATTACCTCCCGCCGGGCGAATTCATCGCTGGCCATGGCAATCAGCAAAGGGCGTCTGATTCGCGTGAATCAGGGCGGTAAATTTCGGTACTGCATACCGGGCGCTGATTTACCGGCAGAGCCGAAAGCCGCATCCATAGCGGAAACGGATGGTAAAGTCTTTCCTCAGCCAGCAGGTGTTGCGTTACCGGTACAGGAAGCTGCAACACAGGAAGAAATTAAAACAGAAACTGTGGCGGACATTGTGCAGTCGTTGCCATCGTTCACCGAAACGCAAGCGGATGACCTGGTTTTACCATCGCTGCATATGGCAAACCGCGAACTGCGTCGGGCGAAAAGTCATGTCCAGAAGTGGGAGCGTGTCTGCGCCGCGTTGCGGGAGCTGAACAAGCACCGGGATATTGTTCGACAGATTGTCGATTCCTCCGGTCGTATTGTGTCGGAAAAGTGATTGCCGGGGGCGCTTATGGCAAAAGTATTTACACAGGAAGAGCGGGAAAAAATTAAGGGGCAGGTTGTTGAACTCGTACGCCAGAGTGGGCGCGAGACGTTACGACAACTGGAAGCTAAAACCGGGGCGACAAGATATTTAATAAGCGTTCTCGCCAGAGAGCTGGTTGCCAGTGGGGATGTATACAACTCTGGCTACGGGTTATTCCCGTCTGAACAGGCTCGTAAGGACTGGCAAAACGCCCGCAAAAAACTCTCAAGGGCAAATCTGAAGAAACCATCTGTGGTTGATCCTGACCTTATCTGGTCATTACCAGACGGAGAAATACGCCGCTACGACAGACATCAGAACATAATCTGTCGCGAGTGCCGGAAGAGTGAAGTTATGCAGCGTGTACNCAGGCATTGCGAAAACCGATTCGAACGGAGCAGGGCGCTAACGGGGCGATACGGGAACTGGAAAAATTCCGTCAGCAGGGTTTTACACCTGAGCAGGTGATTCGACACAGCATCGCCAATGAATACCAGGGCCTGTTCGCGCCGAAAGGTGTTCGGCCTGAGACGTTGCTCCGACAGGTTAACACCGTCTCGTTGCCGGACAGTGCGATCCCGCCAGGCTTCAGGGGGTAACGGACCATGAAAAATATTGCGACAGGCGGCGTTCTGGAACGCATCCGCCGACTGACCCCGCCACATGTAACCGCCCCATTCAGAACGGTAGCGGAGTGGCGCGAGTGGCAACTTGCTGAAGGCCAGAAACGTAGCGAGGAGATCAACCGCCTGAATCGCCAGTTGCGGGTGGAAAAAATTCTGAATCGCTCAGGCATCCAGCCGTTGCACCGTAAATGCTCGTTTGCGAATTACCAGGTGCAGAACGACGGCCAGCGATACGCGTTAAGCCAGGCGAAATCCATCGCCGATGAACTGATGACCGGGTGTACAAATTTTGCGTTCAGCGGAAAACCTGGTACCGGGAAGAATCACTTAGCGGCAGCTATCGGGAATCGCCTGCTGAAAGACGGTCAGACAGTGATTGTGGTTACCGTGGCTGATGTTATGAGCGCCCTGCACGCCAGCTATGACGACGGGCAGTCAGGCGAAAAATTTTTGCGGGAGCTGTGCGAAGTGGATCTGCTGGTTCTTGATGAAATTGGCATTCAGCGCGAGACGAAAAACGAGCAGGTGGTGCTGCACCAGATTGTTGATCGCCGGACAGCGTCGATGCGCAGCGTGGGGATGCTGACAAACCTGAACTATGAGGTGATGAAAACATTGCTCGGCGAGCGGGTGATGGATCGCATGGTCATGAACGGCGGGCGCTGGGTGAATTTTAACTGGGAGAGCTGGCGTCCGAATGTTAGCCATTCGAGGGTTGTTAAGTAGTTTCAGGAGGATTTATGGCGAAACCTTTTACTCCCGAACAGCGGGAAGAACTGAAGACGCGAATTGTGGAACTCGTGCATCAGGACGGTCGGGTCACGATTCGGCAGTTGTCAGATGAAACAGGTATCAGTCGTGCGTCTGTCGGTCGCTTATGCATAGAACTGGTCGCAAGTGGTGATGTATATAATTCTGGCTACGGGGTATTTCCCTCTGAACAGGCTCATAAAGACTGGCAAAACGCCCGCAAAAAGCTATCGAGGGTAAAGGTGAAGAAACCGGTTGTGGTTGATCCTGACCTTATCTGGTCATTACCAGACGGAGAAATACGCCGCTACGACAGGCGCCTGAATATAATCTGTCGCGAGTGCCGGAAGAGCGAAGCTATGAGGTGTACTGGCAATAGCGGACACTACCATTTGTTCTTTTTTTAAGCAGCCATCTGATGATATTTTTCCCTGAAGGCTGCCGGGGAGATATTCCCCAGACGAGAGTGACGACGCTGACGATTGTAGAAAATCTCAATGTATTCCCGTATTACTGAGATGGCTTCATCCCGGTTATTAAAACGATAGTGGCTCAGGCTCTCATTTTTCAGCGTTCCCCAGAAGCTTTCCATCGGAGCGTTGTCGTAACAGTTACCTTTACGCGACATTGATGTTTTCAGACCAGACTGCTCCTGTATGACCCGGTAATCGTATGCGCAGTACTGTGAACCTCGATCAGAGTGGTGGATTAGCCCGGCAGGTGGGCGCTGGCTCCTGAGCGCCATAAACAGGGCTTTACCTGTCAGCTCTTTTGTCATGCGCTCTCCCATGGCGTAGCCGACAATTTCGCACGTATAAACATCTTTGATGCCAGCGAGGTACAACCATCCCTCCTGTGTGGCAACATACGTCAGGTCCGCCACCCAGACCTGATTTGGTGCTGTAGGAGCGAACGTCTGGTTCAGCAGATTTGGCGCAACTGGCAGATTGTGGTTCGAGTTCGTAGTCGCTCTGAACTTGCGTTTCTGCTTACAGCGTAGCCTTAGCTCCTTACGAAGACGTGCCAGTCGGTCACGACCAACGATGATGCCATTCTCTGCCAGCTCCGTCTGGAGCCGCCGGGTTCCATATGTTTCGCGAGTGCGGATATGTGCCACCTTAATCTCCAGTTTTAGCCGCTCATCACTTTGTTTTCTGTCTGAGGGTTCATGCTGTACCCAGTTGTAATAACCGCTCCTGGATACACCAAATACCTGACACATCGCTTCAATGGGAAATTGTTGTCGCCATTGTTCGATTAACGCGTATTTTTCAGCGACTCCTGTGCAAAATACGCTGTTGCTTTTTTTAATATATCTCGCTCAAGGCGAGCTTCATTTAACGCCTTACGCAGTTGCAGAATTTCAGNGTTTTATTTCCGGTAAAAGAGGATAACCCTCGTAATCAGGTTAATTTTCTTTATGAGCCATCGGAAAGACCATATTGCCATCACGCCTCTGTCCGGGTTGACGAAAAAGAGCGTCAGGTCCGCTGTAAAATTTGCGGTGCAGTTGTGGAGCCATTTGACTGGATGCTCTCTGTGGCGAAAAGAGAAACCAGACTGGCAGATGATGTAAGGCTCTTGCGCCAGGAGGAGCGGGAAAGGCGAAAAAATATAGAAAAGCTAATCCAGATTGAGCGTAATGCGAAAGCGCGGATACGCAGGGTGACAAAATATAGCCCCGAATAATCAAGGTTATTTCTGGAAGTCAAGTCGTGAGTGATGAGGACTAACAAATACGGTGAACTCGATAAAGAGATTCAGGACGAACTGGAGGCCAGGAATGATTGACAAATCACCAAGTGAGTTCAGCTACAAAGATTTATTGTCATAACGGGTTATGAGATCGACTTGGTGCGTGATATTCTTCGGGCCAGTTTGCTATGCGCCACCATGAGATGTTATGGCCCGCATGTTTGATACATTAGGATTTTACATTATGAATGTGCAACATTTTGATTTTTTTACAGATAATGAGTTTTCTAATCTGGAAAGATATCAAACTTGTAAAGCCATGGCCAAAGGTTATGCGGGCAATTACAAAACCGGGCAGTCAAGGTTGATGCATGCCCGCTCATACTGCTTCAGCATCGTAGCTGCATATTGGGATACCCTTGCAAAAAAGCAAAAAAGCAGCATTAAAATGAGGGCAGTACCGCACACTGTTTACATAGAAGACATTCCATGTGATGCACGCGAGCTCGCTGAACGAACAGGTGAGCTTATTGCTCAATTTCCGGCGGAGGACGCTGGATATCTGATTGGGTCAATTTATACGGTAATGCTGCCATCCGCTTACCGTTCGGAATTGGGGGCTTACTATACCCCCCCACCTTTGGTAGCGCGTCTCTTGGACCTGGCTGAAAAGTCTGGTGTTGATTTTTCTCATGCATCGGTTATTGATCCTGCGTGTGGTGGCGGTGCATTTTTGGCACCAGTAGCCATTCGAATGTTAAAAAAAGACAAGGGGTCTTCCCCTGAATGGATGTTGAGGAGAATCAGTCGTCGTTTAAAGGGGATAGAAATCGATCCATTTGCGGCTTGGATGAGTTTGGTATTGCTCGAATCTGTACTAATGCCACTATGTGTAAAGGTAAAACGTAGATTGCCTGAAGATACAATTATTGTTGCTGATGCGCTTCAGCAAGATAAATTTTCTGGTTATGATCTTGTGGTAGGGAATCCGCCTTACGGACGTGTCACTCTCGATATTAAAACGAGAGAAAAATATTCTCGTTCGTTATTTGGTCATGCAAATCTATATGGATTGTTCACCGACTTAGCTGTTCGCATGGTTAAAGAGAAAACAGGAGTTATTGCATTTCTTACGCCAACTTCTTTTCTTGGTGGGCAGTATTTCACCGCGCTGCGAACCCTTTTGACCGAAAAAACTACTCCGTATGCCCTTGATTTCGTCACTGACAGGGATGGGGTCTTTGACGATGTTCTCCAGGAAACAATGTTGACAGCATTCAAGGCGGGAGAACATAAAGTTCGGGCCCAGGTATCCTCACTTGTCCCTAAGGGGTTGAACAAAGCAAAAATTGAGAAAATAGGTAATGTTGATATAGAAAAAGGTGGAGCAACGTGGCTTTTGCCACGCGTTAAAGATGATGCCTGTTTTCTTAATGTATTAAAACAGATGTCTACGCGTTTAGCTGATCTGGGATACTCAGTCTCTACAGGTCAGTTAGTCTGGAATCGATTTAAGTCGCAGTTGCGTACGACGAAAGGAAAAAATAGCTACCCATTAGTCTGGGCGGAATCAATAACTTCAGCTGGTTTTCGTTTTAGTGCAGACAGAAAAAATCATGTTCCCTATATCGATATAACCCCACAACAGGGTTTCCTTGTGACAAAATCTGAATGTGTGCTTGTTCAGCGGACAACATCGAAGGAACAGGACAGAAGGATTTTAGCGGCAATTTTACCTCAGGGATTTATAGATGAAACTGGTGGCGTAGTAGTTGAAAACCATATTAATATTGTATATTCAAACGGATTGTTCTCTGCGGTTCGCCCTGATGTTATTGATATGCTACTTAATTCGCATGTTGTCGATCGGGCGTTCAGGTGTATAAGCGGAAGTGTTGCTGTTTCGGCCTATGAATTGAATTCAATCCCGTTGCCTTCTCTGGAGCAGGTGATGGAGATTCAATCGTTAATTGATGCTGGCGTCCACAGACGGATTATTGAGAGAACTATCGCTGGTTTCTATGGAGTGATGATTGCATGAATCTGCCTGTTGTTCCCCCATTGAATGTTATCCGGGAAAGATTACAATTAATTTTCCCTGAAGGGACTGAGAATCGTGGATATTTAATTCGGGAAATAGCTGCAAAAACAATTTTTGTCATGTTTTATGCTGGTGCGGTTGAGGGGCTGGGGCGATGGATAAGGCCCAGCCAGGTTGTAAGTATGGGAGATTCGCAGGCTGCTCTTACTGATGATGCGTCCAGAGAAAGCTGGGTAAAGATGACTTTCTCTAAACAAAAGATAAGGCCTGCTGATGCATGGTATGCGGAAAATACGCGTGAGCCAATACGTGATGAAACTATAAAAAATGGCCTAATACCTTGCAATGCAATTGTTGAGCGTAAAGGTATACCCACCACATCCTCTCGTCCTCGTTACAGTTTGAATCGCTCTTTTGCAGCACTCTTTGATGCCGGGCTTGAAGGAGATTCGCTGCTGAGTGCAATAAGTTCCTGGCAAGAAAATCATTTGAACAAAGCCGCTCTTGCTAGGTTGCGTTTATTGAAATCAGGGGCAGTGATTGCTGCTGATGCCGTAGTCGTCACTTTCCCAAATGGAGAGAAGAGAACTTTAGCTCCGGGCCCGTCAAGTACAATAGCTAAGGCCGTCATCGAAGTTTTTGCTCCTAATTTTCTTAAGAATCCAACTGTGCTCTGGTTGTCTGAATCCGGGAATAAAGTTGTTGCTCAGGATGATGTATTGGCAAAAGCATTGGGGCTGAATATTGATGCCTCAAAAGCACTTCCAGATATTATTTTGATTGATTTGGGAGAGGACCGAACGGGTTCGGACATGCTTGTAGTTTTCACTGAAGTAGTTGCGACAGATGGGCCTATAAACAGGGAACGAAAAGTTACTCTCACTCATTTGGCTATTGACGCTGGGTTCAGCGAGAAAAATCTTGCATTCCTTACGGCATTTATGGACAGAAGTGCTCTGCCTTTTAAAAAGGCAATACCAGAATTGGCGTGGGGATCTTATGCATGGTTTGCTTCTGAACCGGAGCACTTAATTGATCTTCGGGATGGTTATCCGGTAAAGATCAGCCAGAGAAAATGACCAAAGTTTGATATCCGCCACGCCCTGAAGGATGGGGGTTTTACGGTGCACTGGATAAAAAATCGGTTTCATAGATTTGCCCACCGTGGTATACGCCTGCGATAAAAACTTTATTGTCATCAACGGCAAAAGCAATAATTGTTCTGTGGCGGGGTGATGCTGCCAACTTACTGATTTAGTGTA